GGCCAGAAGCGTAGCTGACCTATTCATTCCCGCCTGGCAGTGGACATAAACGCATCGGCATCCAGGATCCCGCAGGAACATGTCCATAACTTTTTCAAAGGTGTCGTAGTAGTCCCGAATGAGCGGGAATCCCACCGCATCTTGGGCTCCCAGGGAAATGTACCGACTCGGACCAGCATAGGTGGATGCCCACGCGGGACACGCTGTTTTCTCCGCACAGTTGACGATATGTGTCACCTGATGCCTCCGAACGAATGTGGGGGTCAGGTGAAGTCCCGGACCAAGAAGAATGCGATCAAACACAGCTGCGATTGGATCGTACACGGGTCCACGAGATCGATGGCGATTCTTATCTAAAATCGCCTGGAGCATCTATACTATACTTACTATACGTTCAAGACATAAACCCGTCAGTTTTATACTAGATGAGGGGCTGGAGGAGCACCTGGAGAATGTACACCAGAACAACTCCCAGACCTCCGAGGCATGCGGCACCTGTTAGAGACACGACGCCCGAACCTCCGTAAGCGTTCGGGATGTAGCGGAGGAAGAGCGACTGGACTGGGGTGAGAGAGATAATGAAGATCGCACCGAAGATTGCGACGTAGGTCATAATAGACTTCAGGACGCTCTTGGCGGCTCCAGGGTGCATTGGAGCAGTTTGGGTCGGGGGAGGAGGGGTGTAAATCGCGGCCGACGTTCCCGGTGTGATCATCTGGGGATAGGTGGTGGCAGAGGGGAGAGACATAGCGGGCTGCTGCGATCCTCCAGGGGGCATCAGCTGGTCTAGGGGTGTAGCGTCCATTTGTATATGTATTAGAGCGAAACTCTCGCTGCCGGGCATGACGCGTCGTCCACACGGAAACGGTAGCATTGGCCGTCCACGCGTGTCACCATCTCTCGAATCTTTCCAGGGGGAATCGCAGACACGTCAATCTCCAACTGTGGGCGGTGAAACATGAGGACAGCGAGTCCAAGTCCGATGACGAACGAGAAAAAGTAGTTGGCCTCAGGTTTCTTTATAATTGACGAGATGTTCATTGTTTACATGTTCAGAAAATCAATACCGTCTGTACATTGGACAGGGTATGCGGTGGCCCTGAAACACCCGTTCTCGACCTCGGGGTTCTGGAAGACAATCGAGGGATTATGGACATCTGGAACAAGTTTATGCTTTGTCTGCGGCGGGACGAAGATCGTTGTGACAATCATACCTACGAGGAATCCCCCAAATACCCAGAGGACGTTAAACATTATTATACCCCAAGAGTTTTGTAGACACGGTGAAGGGTTTCCAGATGGTCTCCGCTCCATGTGAGAACGAGTTTTCCGGAAGGTGTAGAGATTGGGCCGCCAAAGTATACGAACAGGTGGGCAATATAGTAAAAGGATTTCTTGTCGTCCACCCATACGATGCGTTCGTCTACAATATCACGTACAATCTCCATGAATTCAGCACGCTGATCCGGGTATCCACCGACGAGAACCACGAACATCTCCGATTCTTATTTATACCCGCGACTTACGCTTGAGGGTGCGACGGCGGCGATGTCCGCCCACCGTCTCGTGAGGATAATTCAGCTCAAACTCGAAGCGGAATGTCGGGCCGACCGGACGAATTCCTCCCTTCATCTGCTTGACGAGTACAGATCCATACTTGAACTTATCGACAGAGATAAAGACGGTGTCTCCGCCCATCTTGCGTTCTGCGGGGATCTCCCAATCTCCGCCTCCTACGTTCCACCCTGTTCCCTTAGCGGCACTGGACTTCATGAATTCGTGAGAGGGGAACTGGAGAGTGAACGTCTGTCCCCGATGGTTCTTCTTGATATCGGAGAGATACGCTGTCAGACGCTTATCCTTGAAGGCCTCCTCTACATTCTTGTCGTTGAGCAGTTTGAGATTGAGTTCCGTATCCACGCTCTCGATAAAGTTTGTGACCGCCTCCTGGAATGTCATATCAAAGTGCTCGTCAATAATCCCAGTGATATTCGTGGGACCAGGGATAGGAACAGATTCGGGAGCAGTGTACGCCCGACGACGAGGAGCGAACTGTTCGAGCGATGTCATGACGCCAGAATCGATAGACATAGTTGGTGCGGGGACAGCTGTTCCGGTCGTGGCGGGAGCTGGAGCTGGAGCTGGGGCTGGAGCTACATTGGGATTGAAGGCATCCAGAGATGCGGCAACAGCGGGGGCAATGGAAGGAACTACGGGTGGAACAACTTCGCCCTGGACTAGAGGAGTATTGAGTTCAGGAGCTCCGAGTCCTAGGCGTTGTTCAGGGGTGGGAGCAAGAGGGTTCACGATGCCCGGAGCTGGGGCCTCATCTATATTCTGCGGAATGAGGGAACGAGATGCACTTGCAGAATTGGGTAGACGCATTGGATTGGCAGCGACGAGTCTACGACTGGCTTCCTGGTGCTGGAGAGGAGCGTTCGCAGGGGATACCGTCTGCCCAGCCATCGCACTGACTGCAACCGGCTTGGGAGAGACGTAACGAGGATCCTTAACCGTCTTACGGACTTCCTCTAACTTCTTCGCCGAGTTTGCAAGACCGTCTTCTACTGTGTGTTCGTCCTTTGCCCAGAGTGCGACATCGGCATCTGCTTCTGTGACCTCAGCCTTAGCCTTGATTAGATCCTTGGCTATCTGAACTGAAGTTTTGGCCAAAGCTTCCTTCCGCTTATTCGTGGACTTATCGCCCTTGGCAACTTCCTTGTCCAGGGCCTCCTTCGCGGCCGTAGCGTCCTTCTCCAGTTTTGCGACCTTATCATTGGCCTCCTTTGCAGCATCCCTGTTCTCCTTTAGTGTCGCCATGTATTTGGCGTGTGCCTTCTTCACACGCTCGTGATCCTTTTCAGCCGCGTCCAGTACCTTCTTTCCCGTCGCTTCCCACTTCTTCTTAGCATCTACGGCCATCTTCTTCATTTGTTGGGCTTCATTGATGAGCTGTAGCCGCCGCTGGGGTGAAACATCTCCAGCCCCAGCAATATCGGCCTCGGCCCTATCACGCCTGGCCTCTATCCTGATAAGGTCAGACGCCTGCCTGGATATATCCTGTACCAACTTCTCATTCTCTTGGGCCGGGAGAGGAGACGCAGAACGGGCATTGGGATTGACACCCACTTCCGTGGTGAACGGAGACGGGACTTCAGGGGCAGGGGGGGACGAACTACGTGCAGCCATAGCTCCTATGGCATCGGGGGATACAGTTACATCTGTCGTCGCAACCTTTGGGACCGTGGAACGCCCGCGGACAGGAGCGGGAACTGGAACTGGAGCTGGAACTGGAGCGGGAGCGGGAGCTGGAGCGGGTGAAGGTACCGGGGTCTCAGGAGGCACCATTGGTACCACAACAGTTCCTACCGGGGCGGCTCCAAGTGTTCCCGTGAGTACCGACACCATCTCAAACCCCCTCTGTAGCGTGATATCTCCGCGTCCCTTGATCTTTGCAACGACAGGCGATACTAGGAAGCCGTGAAGAGCGATACGGTGATCCTTCTTTCCCACCGGTCCGACGTAAAAATTGTTGAATGCCGATGAGGAAGGGCTGAATGTGATTTCGGGAATTGAGCTCTTGAGATTGAATGTGATCGCCTGTTCGGACGGAACATCGCGGGGTTTCAGGAGGGGGCTAGTCGGAGGCAGGATCGTGGGAGACGAGGATGACACGACTTTGGGATCATCCAGGAACTTCTCGACATCCGACGCAAAGTGGAAGAGCGGGATTTCCATATCCGAGTACGCTCCCACAATTGTCTCGTCTGGCTTAACAGTTGTACCATCTCCACGCTTGAGAACCTTCTTTTCGGCACGGGTACGTTCGCGTGAAGCGGACTTGATCGATTCAATTTTGGGAGTCGCAGTGTCCGAGCCCATAAGTTGCATGGATGGCTTGAGAACATTTCCATCACGCGACAGAACGAAGCGGTGGGCGATAACGTCAGGGGGCGTGACGTTGTCCGTTAAGTGAATGAACCCGAAATCGTCGCCAACCGGAGGAGCAGGGTTCTCGGACGGGGTGGGAGAGGGCGGAGTGGGCGGAGAAGACGGAGCGGGCGGAGTGGAAGAAGACGGAGCCGTGGGCGGAGTGGAAGAAGACGGAGCCGTGGGCGGAGTGGAAGAAGACGGAGCCGTGGGCGGAGTGGAAGAAGACGGAGCCGTGGGCGGAGTGGACGATTTCGGAACATCTTCGTGGAAGTTCTTGGCGATCTTGATGGCTTCATCATACGGCATGGAATACTCACCAGAAGGGCCGTGGACAGCCTCAAAGTGGTTCTGATTATCGTTGTAGAGGACGTATACTGGTGCCCCCGACTTTCCTTCCAACACACTTGCCTCCTTCTGTCCCGGGAGTTTCTGGTCGGTCTTTAGAATGCTCGCCTGCGTCGCCCCCGAAGTATTGGCCACAATCAAAAAGTTGAGACCGTGCTGCTTGGCAAACTTCTCGAGCTCGGGCGTCTCAAGGTATGTCTGGTTTGCGGCAATACGCTTGGCCTCGTCATCTGTAAGCCCCTCAGTCTTGGAAAAAAGACCATCACGACGGAAGTTCGAGGCGATCGCGTTACGTATTCCTAGAGGCTGTTTGCGGAAGGTCGGGCTCAACGCAATGAGTATTGAATGAACGAGGCAGTCAAAGTCAGTAGATGGAACATTGACACGAGACCACCCTGTGAGTTCAGGTGGAAATTCTAGGTTAGCCTTGTCGGTCACAGTATCTTCTGGCTGGGTATCCAAACCCGGCTGTCCAGTCACGGCCTTCTCGATCTCGGCAGCACCCGTCGCAGGGAGAGCTTTCGATTCAGCTGCCACAGCATCCCTTGCCTTCGCAGCACGAGCCTTCAAGTTCTCAATTCCCATAGCACCTGTAGCAGGAAAAGCCTTGGATATATCCGAGTCAGAATTGCGACGTGAAGCCACGGTTTTCTTCGCACGCTTCGCTCGTATACCAAGATTCTCAGAAGCGGCTGCTGCGGTTAGAGATATTTTAGCACCGCCTTCACTCATTATACTTGGGCAAGAAATGAGGTCGGTGGCGTTTTCGGTACGTCGCGATACGGAGCTTGGCACCGCAGTAGTATGCTCTGTAGCACCCTACGGCATCCCCCGCCTCCTTGAACTCTGGCGGCATGGCACACCGCGGCGGTGTCATACCTTTTGAAACGAGAGCCGACGGGTAAACGACCTCCAGCCAATCAAGGTGCTTCTCGCAGGCGTGCGTACGATCGGATCCGTACCGATAACGATATTCATCGACGAGTTCCCGTGCAAGCCGAACGAGCCACCGATAATTGTCGAGTGATTCACAGAGCCAGAGTGCACATGGGTGTTTGCGGTGAGTAGGTTTGTATCCTCCTCCCGGAGCACAATCAATATAGGGCGGAGGAGCGGGGTCGGAGTGGACCCAGTGGCAGGTGTAGAGCAGCTGACAAGATTCCAGGATCATCTTGATCACGTGTTTGTCGCAGTGGTACTTGGCACATTTGCGGGGATTCCAGTGTAGAAAGAAGATGTTCATTTCGGATAAGCTTACTCTGTCTTAGTCTCTGTTGAATTCGTTTTGGTGGGAGCGGGGACGGGTGTGACAATCTCGGTGAACCGAGTCTCGGCCTTGTCTTTTGGCAGGCCGCGATAGACCATATCAAGCTTCAGTTTCAGTAGGTCTGTGCGACGCGGCGGCATTCCGATTATTACATATCAATACGATTTCGTACCGCGTTGTTGAACGAGTTTTCCTTGAACGGAATATCCTTGCGTGTCGCTTCCGCCTCTATGATGTATTTGGTCGAGGTATATTGAGTTGAAAGGAAGAAGATGAAGATAGCCGCAACAAGGAGGAACATCAGGACGTTGAACCACCAGGATCCGTGGAGATTCTGGATGTTTTTGGATTGGAGCAAATTATTTTGAACGCGAAGAAGCGTACTATCGTCAACGAGACGCATAATTGTTTTTCAGCTATACATAATGATCGCCGCTTTAACCGCTGGATCCGCAGTGTGCTGTTTCGGCGTGGCATATGCCAGCCACATGATGCTCCCAGTGAAACCGGTGACCCCCGCGGAAATCCTTAAAAATCAGTCAACGTTGAATACCGTAAACGTACTCACATTCAACGAACTGAAAGACCGCCCTCTCCAGGAACGGATCAATGCGTACACATCCAGCCGTGCCAATCTCCAGGATGTCATGATGGCAACCGCCGAGCGTCCGACCCTCAACCAGTCCTACGTCGCCATCGCAAAAAAGATCCCGACGCTTCCTCCTGAATCTGCCGAGCGTGGACAGTACGAATTTCTCAAGAAGGCTGCGGATGACCACTATACCGGGTTTATTCCTCCTCCTCCTCCTCCTCCTCCGCCCACGGCTACGACTCCTCCTCCGCCCACGGCTACGGTTCCTCCTCCTCCGCCCACGCCTACGGTTCCTCCTCCTCCAAGTCGGCTTTTGCCTGAGGCGTCGAGTCGCGAGCTTTCGTTTTCTCCTGTTCACGCACGCAGTTCAGCAAGACAGACACCCAAGGGTGGACGTCACCGACGATCTTCAGTCTCCGAATAGCCCCCGGATTCGCCACAATCGCACGCACAATCTCTAGTTGCTCTAGATGCGTAGGATTGCGAATATCCACATCCAATTGTCCGTACAGAAGCGAAGACAGGGCATCCCCAATATCCATGTTATATTCCTTACACTCGTAAGCCTAAGCTCTTACTTTGATAACAGCTCGGAGATCATCGACGGCGAACTCGTGAGGCTCTGTGTGTACGGGTTCGCACGGAAAGCGTCCAGGATAGAAGGATCCATATTCTTGATCTCCTGGTCCTGCGGTATAGGCTCGTTGAAGCGGTACACACCCTGCTGCTGTACTGTCGCACCCGTTGTCACCACGTTGGCAGGGTCCACGAACTGCCGGATATTGATCATCATGTCCTCGTCCTTGTTGACCTTGACGGCACCCACCTGTCCTTCTCCCATATTCACCTGGATATTGCCGGGGGCCGTGTAATTCGTCATAGATGACAACTCGCGGCCAGGGTTCGTGTACGCCACTAAGTACTGGTCGGCAAGGTACGTTCCCTCATTCGCCGAACCAGCACCGCCACCAGGTCCGGCCCACTCGCCCACCGTCAGCTTCATGAACTCCTCGAACGGCTCAGTGAATGATCGAATGTAATTGGCAAACGTGAAGGACGCACCGCCCGTTCCGTAATATTCCAGATTCGTCGTCTCACGCTGCTGCTCCTTGAACATCTGCTCGGGGAAGGAGGCAGGGGCGACCTGGGCACCGCCAGTCGTGTTCAGGTACAGCATCTCGCCATTGTTGTCCGACAACACCTGGAACGTATCTGGGCGATTCTTCATGACAGGAGGCTGTAGACCCGGCTGAGTAATGAAGTACGATCCAGGAATGACCGGCGAATCGTATGACAGCTTGGGCTTATTCGCCGCACGCCGCTCGTCCGTAGTACGGGGCTTGGCAAACTCCTGAGTAGCGTTGAACTGCTGGTACCCTCCCGAACCGAGATTGTTGTATCCGTCGTTCACTCCCGGGGCGACATAGGTGCGTTCAATCGGCGACACGTTCTTCATATTCATTCCAGCAACCATGCGAGATTGGTAGAAATCCGACTCGTTCTGGTTTCCGAACGGCAGGCCCTGGCCGGGGACCACATCGTAGAATGATGAGACTTCACGCTTCTGGAAATAGTCAGAACCCGTACCAGCAAACGAGTCCAGGATGGATGAGTTCGCAGCTGCCCGTGTGTTCTGAGTAACCTTCGGACCGAAGAAGGGCACCATGTTATTGTGCCCCTTGTTGTCCTGGGAGTAGGCGACACTATCATTCTGGGCGATGGGAGTGTTCTGCGAGGTATTCACATCCGTGAACCCCTCCCGAATCACCAGGGGGGATTCCTCCTTGTATTGGGTAGCTAGGATGTAGCCTAGCAATCCGACACCAGTAAAAAGGGCAACTTCGATCATGGTGCTATTACTTATTGGGATAGTGAAAATTCGTGGACGTCATAACCCGCGACGGAGCACGTGTATTCTTGAAATACTCGAACGGTGGGATCGCATGTTCCTGGGGACGGTAAACGAGCCACTGAAAGTTATTGGGCTGGAGGCGTTCACGTGCCAGGGGGACGTTGAACGAACCCACAAACGGCGTACGGGGAGGAGCGTCCTGGGCATTCACGGGAGTCTGGAACGTCCAGCGAGATTCGAGGACATGGGCATCATCGGGATTCCAGGTGCTCATTCTTACTTACTTATAACCCGCTGACAAAATTTGATGCCGATGATCCCAACTGGTTGAACGTGTCTGTCAGAACACCCATAGGGTTCGT